AATAGAGTCCGCAAAGAAAATGCGGACCTCAGATAGTTTCTCTAACTTAACTGGCTCGTCTTTCAAACAGCATGTAGCGACTTGACCAATGTGTTGGCCATTACGGAGTCGCTCAATCCCTTTCATCACTTCTTCTCTCAAAAGAGAGGTCGGAATGCGGCCGCCAGGTGTGTCGATATTCTCGACATGATCTGACTTCTTACCATAGACTGGCCAGGATGCCGCTTTAGATAGCTTCAAAGTAGGGACTGGAACACCATCAAATCCATTCAACGCCTCCTCAATTGAGAGAGGGTGTGTAAAGTCAACAGTAGGATATCTTTCTTTTAATCGAACGACAAGTCCGGGAATGACAGTACAAAACATCTTGATGGATTCACACATCCGAAGGGGATCACCCTCGCTCTTGCATTCCAATGCATCTTTCAGCATTTTATGAGCTGAGCGCTTCCAGCGCATGACTGGAATTCCCTTCACCCGACGCAGAGAGAAAATTTCTTCTGCAATTTCGATGTCAGGATTGACACTCAACTGAGACTTAGGGGTGAATCCAGTTTGGATTTCCCCAAAGATAAGGGGAGTCTGTAAGGATTCGTCCAAAAAGTGAACTGGGTGCTTGAGATTAGGAGTGTGGGTTATCTTTGTTTCGACTCCCAAAATAGTATCAGGAATCGGAATCATATCAACCTCGGCGATAAAGCCTAGTGCGCGAAATTGCTCATCCATAGCCTCAATTTCCCCCCTCGTAAAAGGGGCTATCAAGGAATCGGAAGTATTCCGCTGCTTGTCAAAATTTCCAGCAACGTGAATTCCGAGAATGGCATGTGGTTTGGCATTCTGAATGTATACTGAACCGCACTCACCGAACGCACTCCGTGAAGTGTGCAGATAAGCATGATAAGCATCTTTACAGACTATAGTACTGACGTTTCCATCAGCAGAAAGTCTAGTATATTCACCGTCGAGTGCCTTCACAATTTCTACGGGAGTCGTTTTATAACTCTCGGTATCACGATCAATCCAAACACGTGTCCCGTGTATTGTTCCTTGAGGAAGAGTTGTCGGGACAAACGGAAGGAAATTTTTACGCGATCCAAAAGGATGACTTCCCATAAACACAACAGCGATGTCCTTGCCAGGAATCTGCTTCAAATTGACCATATTAATTGTGATAGTACGATCAACCGCTTTGTCACCACACCCCAATTGGCACTTGTAAATGCATGATGGGTAAGGGTAATTTATGAACGGATGATGAGGCAGAATTAAACGCTGTGAGGAGAGCAAGAAGCCCTGAGAATGAACATTGGTCCCATCAGGGAATATCAATGATCCATTCAAAATGGAAGACTGGATAGCAGGAATTACCTGCTCCATAGTCGATGTTCTTGCGTTAACTTCCAAAACATTTGCGTAAATGCGTTCTGGACGTTTCCATGCGTGTTCACTTGACACTGGTTTTAGGGTGGAGACCTCGGAACATGTGTCTGACGAGGTGCTAACAGTATCTGAATCAGTTTTGTTACATAATGTGGATTCTGCAGCAAAATCTGGAGCGATGGTGACCACGAAGGATTTCCATATCGCAGCTGTGGTTAAAGCAGCAGCGACAACGGCAAGCATCATCTTCACATACGGAGCTCTTCGGTTGAGCATAATTTTGAACTCAGCCACTTCGCTCTCTGTCTTTTTAAGAAGCATCAAGTATGCATTTCGTAGCTGAAGCCACAAGAGGCATGCAAAGAACTGCAAAAGCGTGGCTACTCGGAAAACGTAATTAAATCGATATCCGAGGAGACCGTGGCAAAACACAATGACCCATGATACGGCTAGCAGAATCATTATCTGCTTGAAACCAAACCACTGTATGAGGTCATCAATTTTACGCACGAACCAATTCTGATTCCGTAGACGTTGACGAAGTAAGACCCCAGAATAAAGTATTGCCTTAGTAGCGGCATTCATCCTGAATTCTCCAATAGAGATGGTCAGTGGATTAAAAAGACCCGATAGGTCCTCAGTGACCATACAATCTTCCACACACATGGCAGCACCAGTGCAGACAGGGCACATCGCTGCGGGAAGCAAATTGTGCTCGCACAGGCCATCTTTTATGATATTGACAGAAGCTGCAAGTTTCTCTCCTTGAGAGGCGAAATGCTTTAACATTTTTGTTCGCATCAAGATAAGATACTCGGGAGCTCCTATAGTGCCTTTGTGCAACGGAACCTGAAAGGGGCTCCCGTTCTTGTCGATGCCACTCATACGCTGCAAAGCGAAGATGGGCACCATAAGCATTTAGCCCGGGGTGGGTCTTGTCCAATAATCCAGTTTTCTTGTCAGTGAACTTGGGGTCCAAGGTGACATGAGCACTGAACTGCATTCGGCGCA